AAGATAGCCCCCCACCAATTTTCCAGATTTCCCCATCACTACACAAAAAGCTTGACAAATTATAATATCTATGAAAGACAATATAATTACACTCTATTTGTCAGAAAACTCTTTTAACTTGACTTCAGACTGAAAGTATGATAGAAGACAATCAAATATAAATATAACTTGACAAATAAACAATAATATACTTTCTTGACAAACACATAAACTACATTTCTTCACAAAAACTACATAAATGTTATACAAACCACTTGCATTCATATGAATCACATGATATACTAAGTATAGAAATTAAGAAAACAAACGAAAACATAGGAGGTCATTTACATGACTACATTAACAAAGAAACAACTATTAGAAGAAATCAAAGAGTTTGCAGAAAACGAAATGTCTCACTATGAATTAACAGTATCAGTAAAAATGTTAGGATTAGGAGAAACTAAATACAATAACATCATCAACTCTGAAATTTATTCAGCATTAGAATCAAAATTAACTAAACAACAAGTGGAAGAATTACATACAATCGTTACAACTTGTGAATGGGAAGAAGTAATGGAAGAAGACGAAGAATCAGTAGACAAGAATATTGGTGATAGATTAATGGAGAAAGAAATCTTAGAATCTACTGATACAGCTAACAAACAATTAAAATTAGATGCTATGAAGAAATCATGTGACTTAGTTATATTATCAATTGGAATTGAAAGATACATAAACTCTTCATCGATAGAAGAATTCGCAATTGAAAAAGGCTACAACCTAGCAGAATTCGTCTACCAAATTGTCCTAGCATACAATGAAATCTCATCATCCAAAACGCCAATTGCGAAAAAGGTATCTCCAAAAGAACCAAGCTTTGTAGATTCATTAATTGAAACTTGGGGTCTAGAAGTTGAATTAATAGAAGAAATAGAAACAAATGAAATACAAATACTAGATAATGGTATAGTAATAAACGTCGTGAACAAACAAAACTTTTTCCATGTGTTCTATGAAGACGAAAGAAAAGGAAGAAGTGAAAATTACAAACTAATATATCTATGGGAAGTAAATGATTTAATAGACCAAAAGTTAAACAAATAATTATTAATATCGGAGGTCACCAAAATGGAACTACTAATCGCAATCATAATAGGAATCATCATCGGCAAACTTTACTCAGACTACAAATACTGGACACGTCCACAAGCAAACCAAATCACAATCAACCACACAAACAACACACAAGTAAACAACATGCAACATAATCAACAAGAAATCGCAATGTTACGCAATGAACTAATGAATCTAAGAAGTCAAGTGCAATTTGCACAAATAGACAAATTAAACGGATTACCAGTAGGTATTAACCAAGCATTAGATACATACAACATGAATAACATCCAAGTGCCACTAGAAGTAATAGAAGCAGTAGCAATGAGCGGTATCGTAGAACCACAACAAGCAATCCAATTCATTGAGAATGAACGTAGAAACATGAAATCAGAACTAGGAAAGAGGTTATATGTATGAAAAGAGTTCCATATCAAATAGATATAGACTCTATCCACATGGTAGGTGATATACAATTTAAAGGTAAATATTCTGTTGTCATATTTACAAGATGTGGAGAGTTAATCAAGAAAGGTTATACTTTCAAAGACGCTAAATACTTGTGTCTTATCATCATGAATAACTATATGAATTGTATTACATTTATAAGAGGTGAACAAGAATGACATTCAAAGGAATCCTAAAACCAATCACAATGGTGTGCTTCTGCTATTGTGTACTATACATCTTATCACTAGCAATCACATCAAACATTTAAGGAGAATCAACTTGACAACAATCATAGAACCAATCATACTATTAATCATACTATTACCTTTCATAACAAAGAATCTAACACCATTGAAGGAGAAACAAAAATGAAAACACAAACACTCGTAGAATCATTAATACTTATCAACAAACACCGCAAAGATGGCACACTCACAACAGATGAAGCATTTAAACTAGCAAACCTACTAACAAACGCATACGAGGAGGAGCGCAACAATGAACAAGTACAAAAGATTAGCTGAACGCATTAATGTAAGATGGAACGGAAGCAAGTGTTCAACAGGGTGGGCGCACGATATGATAGACGCAATTACAATCTTGATGATGAAGGAGCAGAATAAATGAAACTTTTCATATTAGATAAGTTAGAGTTTTTAGAATTAATGGTACAAGCAAAACATAAATATATGGTTTCTGATTTCACCTACTACCTTAATGTTACACAATTACTTATTAACGCAAAAGAATCACACGACGAAGATTTATATAAAACAGCTAAGAATGGAATAGTAACAGGAAAGATACAAAAGCCCTCCAACTAGGAAGGCTTTTTCTTTAATCAATATTCAGTTTCTTCATAATCTCATAACCGATGGTACGCATTAATTGAGAATCAAATCGCAACTCACCACGGTTAAAGGTATTCACCATTTTCTTAATAAAGTAATTTCGTCTCGTTGCATATTGTCTTCTATCATTCATATCGTCACGAGTTAAAGCAAACACTTTTCTAGAAGACGGGTCATGGTCTTGAGATAGATACATAAGTCCTTCATTAATATCAGTCCATACGCCAAGCGTCATACCTTTATACACAACACTAAACTGATACTTAGAACGTTTCGTTCGTTTCGTGATAAACACTTCGCAGTCATTAACGAATTCATTGTTAAGTGCCATTTCACCGTAATCAGTTTTAGAAATCAACTTACCGAATGGTGTTTCTTTACGAGCGTTTGTAAATGCAGGGCTATCAGTGATTTCAATTACATAATCGTCATATGCGTTGAATCTCTTTCTTGCATCTGGAATAGCTCCTAAATACGTAAAGTAATCGTTGACAATAGAAACCGAGTTACCAGCACATATGCAACGACAATCCACTTTGTTACGGAAAATGGTATCTAAAAGAGATAATAATGCTTTTGGCTCGTTCGGTATGTGACCACCCAAATCTTTTTCTCGTAAAAATTCATCAAAGAATACATTGTGTACGTCTGGGTATTCATTTGACTTTTCCGTTTGCCATCTAGAAAGAGCAATTGCAAATCCCGCTAATTGACCGTCAATGAAGAACTCTTTACCTTTAACCTCAAATTGAACTCCTTCAAAGTCAGGGTCTTTTGCTAGATTTTCAAAGAAAGATTTTACTTTTGAAATATCTCCCTTGAATCTTTTGATGTAAATAAATTGTTCACCATGTTTAAGGAAACGTTTTACACAATGTTTCTTGATTCCGTACGTTTTACCGTAACCCCTTGGGCCGATTGTGAAGTTTAGCACTCGGTTATAAGAAAGTAATTGGTTAGGGGAATAATACAGACTCGTATCAATCCCCTTGTTCTTTTTCGTCATTGGAACTCACCCCAGTAGCTCGTACGTTTTCCACCAGAAGTATCACCAGTTGCGATATAACCGTAACCGTTTGAACGAGGTTGTCTAATCCAAACATAACCATCAGCCTCATATCCGTATGCATCATAGTTTACTTCATCGCCTGCTTGCAGGGTGGCAATGATATCACCATTTACAGGTGAAGTTCTAAGATTAATCGCTCTATCTAGTTTGAATGTTCCTTGTTGTGGTGTGAACCAACTAGAATCATATCCATTTGTTTCATGTGAAACATTGTCCATCGGTTTTAACATCAGTTCCGTTTCCGCTTTACGTCTACGTACCAAACCTGCATACACCTTACCACCTGCACGGTTAAAGAGATTCATAATTCTTGACGCTTCATTCCAGTTGCCAGAGTTAATTGCATCTAGTAAGTTTCGGTTATTACGGAATATGTATGCTCCTAGATTGAAAGCAAAGGAACATAAAGCATCATATTGGTTTTGATTTAAGTCAACTGTTATGTCTTCTTTTGGAACTCTCATATGAGAATTTAAATCTTGCATTAATAATTGGTCGGCTTTCGCTTGTGTAATCACATTACCACGATAGGCGTTTTCTTTTTGTGTGTTACCATATCCAATTGTCCACACGCCAACAACATCTTGATACGCCTTCAGATAACATCCTTCAAAATGTTTAACCAATTCTACTCCTGTTTGTGATACACTCATATGTCTAGCTTTCATGCTACCCCATCCCCTTCAAATATTTTTTGTTTGATATCATGTACGTCATTAGATAAAGATGTAAATGCTTTTGCTTGTTCCTCTATGACACTTTGATTCTTTTCGATAACAGTTTGATATTGAATTTCTCGTGTCTCGTTCTTCTTTTGTGTAGTCAATAACAACCATATGAATAAAATAGCAAATGGCCCTTGTTGTAACATAGCATTGAAAACACTATCTTCCATGTTGTCCACTCCTTACCATTTCCACCCGTTCAATGCGTCACACATCAACAAGTCTAGTAGTTTCTTTTGTCTGTTTTTTGCTTTATCTTCTTCCGTAACACCTGTTTCATTTCCGCATGTATTAATACTTCCATCACTTGTTGTATACCATTGACACATATAAGCATAATGGAAGTTACCACCATTTGCATACATATATGGTTTACCATTCGCAATTGATATTTCATTTCTGTATGGTCTTGTTCTACCTGTTGTATTGCCAAGCGAAGGGGCAACCACATCACGAGAATAGACTTCAGATAGTTCAAGTGTATGAACCTTACCACGTTGCGAAATCCAACGAGCATAACCAATACCATAATTGTATTGTTGAAAAGCCGTCCATATATCGCAACCATATTGTTCTGTTGTTGCTAAACTTTCTTTGAAATGTTTTACCGCTTGTGCTATTGACCTTGCAGGGTCTTTAATTGCGTTTGGTGGCAAACCTGCTGATTCACTAGACTGCATTGGGTCTCCACCTTCACCACCAGATTCAACCATCATGATACCAAGCAAGCCAGGAACAGCATTTAAAGAAACACCTTGTCTTTCACATTCAGCTTTCATCATAGGTTCGTAACTTCTAACTTTCGCATTCACTTTATCATTGATTTGAATCGTTCCGTCATACCCTCCACCTAAATCACAACTACCATTAATAGAACCTGTACTATCATCTGTAGTTTTCCAAGGATAATTAAAGTTAACAACGATTTCTGTATCATTTATGAAGAATGCATCCCAATTATGAATGGCCTTACTTTTGTCAAAGGCACTTCCTTCCATAACTTCTATGTGAAGATGGTCACCCGTTGCAAATCCTGCTGTTCCTGTTTGACCACATTTTTCACCTTGTTTACGCTTTGTACCTACTGGATAGTTTCCGTGATTGTTATCGTGCCAGAACATGTATACCATTCTTTTTGTACCAGTTGGTGTATTTACTTCACTATCAGAAGCCCATATACTGCCTGCACTACCTTTCGTAATGACGGTCATATCGCAAGGAGCGTAATACCATGCTTGTTTTGTTCTCTTACCTGCTTTTGTTAGATGGATATAGTCAACCGCTTTTGCTTTACTATGCGAAAAGTCTCCTGATTCTCCTTGTGTGATGTACATAACATCCATAGGGAACAACGAGTTTTGCTTCCCGTTGCTACCTACAGATTTTTGTCCTTCTCTCATTAAGCGTCAATCTCTTTTGTTAAGTTATTTTGGTTGATAAATGTTTTTATCGGACCATCAATTCTAACACCGTCTTGTGGTACATCATACAAGTTATTGTTTGTTACAACCGCATGCGTTGTTTCAGAGAAGTAGAATCCGAATCTTTTCACACCTGTAATTGTATTGCCTACAAACGAAATTCCTTTTGATTTTAGAATACGAATACCATCTGAATTATCATCTGTTACACCGTTAACAATCACACCTGTTACATTCACTCTTTCGCAAGTGTCTAAATGTAAACCATACAATTGAGAATTCTTGAGTACGCCACCTTGAATTGTAACGTCTTTACCGCCAAATATTTCAAGACCGTATTTATTAGATGTGATAGCGTTACTACCAGTAATGTTGATTTGGTCTGTATTAACAACTCGAATCGCTGAGAATCTCGAATCCATAATTGTGTTACCATTTATGTTTACATTCTCACCTCGTTGTTCTGGTGATTTGGCAAGAAGACGAATACCATTTTCATTAGATTTGCGAATCGTGTTACCGTTAATCGTAATATTTTTGTAGTTTGTAGCGTTGATACCTGCAAGACCATTATCATCTAAAGAGTTGTTTGAAATCACCACATCTTTTTGAATTGCACTTGTTCCGTCTATGAATATCGCACTTGCATATGTAGTTCTTATTTTATTTCCGATAATAAGTGTTCCCACTTGTTCATCAACAGGGGTATAACTTTCAACCATGATTCCGTTTTGAGAACAACCGAAGATTACATTCCCTTCTACTGTTGTATGTTGACCACGGATAGTAAATCCACCAACACATGCAGTAGCACTATTACCTTTAAACACCCAGTAGAAACAAGGTTCATGACAGTCAAATGCATATTGCGGACAATACATCGCTTCGTTTCCTTCAATCACACAATATAATGAAGGGATAACTCCACCACCTGCAATTGCATGACGTGAATTGCGAATTACAGAATCCTTAACGGAAACATATTTTGAGGATAAGATACCAACACCATACCCCGTGTTACCAATTCCAGTAGGAGAGGTATTGTTCTCAATCTCACAATTTAGAACTTTGATGTTATAACAATCTTCAATGTTAACCCCCATATCTTCAGCACCGTCAATATACACATTTTCAACTAAAACATCTTGAGCGTATCGAATGAAAATGCCACTATGTGTTGAACCTTTACCACCCATAATAAGCGAGAAGTCCTTGAACGTTACTTTCTTCATTCCATCCACTTTATACATGCGTGGATTTTTATCTTCTTTGTGGTGGAATTGTGAACGGTCTTTTATCGTTATTTTTGCTGAAGTACATTCTTTAACAACAAAGTATTCACCTTTCTTAAGCACTTCAGGCGCACCAGATACATAAGGCTCATCAGACATAACCTTAATTAAATCATTTGGTTGAATTGCTCCACAACTAGGTGCTGAAATAACTGTACCCATGTAAGGCAATTCACCAATAATAGAAAGTTCTTCACTGATATTACCCTTTACACTGAAAGCGTATTTTTCATTTAACTTTTCACCTTTAGGAATTTTAGTTGCATCAATAACAGTTTTACCACGGAAACCACGAACAGTCTTATTTGTTGGAACTTCAATTACGTCACTGATTTCGTACTTTTTAGCACCGAATAAAATTTCTTCATAGTTGTCTTTTTTCAATTCTTCAAAAGCACGTTTGACACGAGGAGTATCATCAGTTTCGCCTTCTAGTTTTGGGAAGTCTTCCACATAAACAGTATTAATTTTTAACTTCTTAAACTGTTCTTCCACCCATTCTTTGTCCGCCTTCATATCAAAAACATCTTTATTGATAATTTCAGCTAGTGTTCCATCGTCCAACCATTGTTTAAGGATTTCAGCTACTTTCTTATTAAGAAGAATGTTTACAATGTAGTCTTCAAATTCTCCCCACTCTTTACGAAGCGCATCAATCTTTTCATCTTGAGATTTAAGCTTTTCATCTTGTTCTAACACATGTTGTTCTAGCCACTCAACAACTTTATTCATATGAATATTTAGATTGTTGAAGTATTCAATAAGTGTAACAATTTGTTCGTACATTGTTAAACTATCATCAAAAGCGGTAGGAAGGTACTTCTTGTATCTCCATGAGTCATAGTTTGGTGTTTCTTTAAATAGTCTTACCATTTGCGTTCCCTCCTAGTTGTATACCAACATAAATAATTTTTTGTTCATTTCTTGATGAATCATATCTTCTATACGAAGGAATGTGTCACGGTATAACATAACCATTTCTTGATAAGTCATAGTACCAGTTTTACCATACATTGTTTCTTTGAAGTTTTGGTTTTCTTTGATAAGACTATTTAACTTATCGTTTCCTGTCTTACCTGTTGTTACTTCTTCCGTTTCAATTCTATCTTTCTTACCAGTAGCGGAAGTAGTACCCTCGTTATGAGTTTTACCTTTACTTTCTCCTGTTGTATGGTCTTCGCCTGTACCTTTTTCGGTAGTTTTGTTCGTTCCAGTTCCGTCAAGTTTTCCAGTTTCGTCAACTTCATCTTTTGATGTTGTATCGGATTTACTAGAATCTTTCTTGAATGATTCATCTATTTCACTAGCATATTCTATAACACCTTTTCCGTCTTCCGTTGTAATACCTAGACGGTTATCTGGTGTGTCAGATTTTAAATCACGCTGGAAACCTTCACTAGAACCATTGTTATTCTCACTACCGTTTCTAGTACTATTTTTACTTGTGTTCTCATTCTTCGTTGTTGATGTATCAACATCATTTGTAGAAGTGGAATTCGTGTCTTGTTTTACATTTGTGTCGCTTGTACCATCTTGCGTGAAAGTACCGTCATCTTTTGTGTTCTCAAGACCTTTTCCTTCTTTATTTGTTTTGATATCTTCGCTTCGATCGATGTTGTCATTTCTATCTTTCTTGTTATCAAACGAGTTATCTCGTATTGTTTTAATGTTTGTTAGTGGGTCATACTCTAGCAACTCACTTTCAAACATTTTATTGTAGAAAGGCATGTTGATAAGCAACCAGTTTTCTAATTCGAATTTAAATCTACCAATCGTTTCAAATCCAATTTCTCTAAAGTAGAATTTACGAATTACATTTGTTTCAAAATCTTTTCGAAAGTCTTCGCTAAACAAAGGATATGGGAAATCGAATAGTTTCGTTCTTCCGATTTCGATTCTTTCACGAGTTGATAAACCTTCAACATATTGACTATGCGCTTCAATGTATCTTCTTAGTTCGATTGTATCGCTTGCCACGGTTGTACACCTCCTAAATCATTTTTGATGTAAGATTGAAGAGCTTCAATTGCACCTTTACGATAGTCAACACTAATGTTCAAACCGTGCATTTCGTTAATGATTTCACACGCTTCTTTTCTTGATTTCAGATAGATGTTACCACTACCTTCTAATTGTTCATTAATGCTTTCCACTTCGCTTGTTATCTGTCTTTCACGTTTTTCTAAGTTCGCATTATTGATAGATAAGAAGGTCATTGCTTCATTCCAGATGTTCCCTCTATGAGCATTCAATTTATCAGCAACGAACGGAGCGACTACAGGGAAGTGTCTCAAGTTATCCAAGTCAAGACCTTTATCCGCCAAAATCGCAACCGCATTCCCCTCTATTTGATTCATAAGATTCATCATAGAAAGTTTTGTACTATCATCTGTCAAGAAAATATGTGGTGTCTTTTGTTGTAAGATATTCGTTTTCGTAACTTGCTTTGTTTCAGCTAAATCCCTAGCAAACATTCGTAATGATGGTATAGTAGGATAGTGCATATCATTATTATAAATGATGACACCTTTCTTTTTATCCATCGTGCTACCATACGTATATAAAGGAAACGATTTTGTATATCTTGGTGCACTAGCTGTAAATCTAGTAGGCTCATCATAATGGTTTAATTCCCCACCTAGTGCACCTTGTGTAACAAGATAACCTTTTGACGGGTCATCATAGAAAGCAATGTAACCGAATTGATGTAATCTCTTTTCAAGATAGCTAGGATTTACACCTTCGGGTAGGTTCTTCCATTCAAATAATTGGTATGCTAAAGATTCTAGATATCTTCTATAATGATGAAAATAGGATGCTCCCATCACTTCTTCTATCTGATTAGAATTCTTCCAGTTTGAACCTCGCTTCTTAGCCATTATATCACCCCGTTTTCTAGTTCATAGTTTCCAATATCGTCTGTATGCCACAAGGTAATACCTTTGTTGAAAATACGCTTTAAGTCATTTAAATCTTCAACATTAAAGTTCCCTGTAATATTGGCGTTATCTGTTTGCACATAATTCCAGTTTTGTCTAGTGTGTGTTGCTGGTAGCTTTACACGTTGTGTTTTGTACCCGTATAGATGGAAATAATCCTCTAGCTTTTGTTGATACTCTGGTTTGATTTGTTTGTATAAAACGAATATACCATTGTATCCATTACCGTAATCATAGTAACTATTTGTTCCCATCTTAGCAATAGCAGGTGGTGTGTTTGCGATATCTTTTTTCTTCGCTTGCATACCTTCTATTTGATAATAAGCGCTACCTACAGATTGTACAGCTTGGATATTACCAAAACGTGTACCTCCTGTATTGCCTGCACCAACACTTTCCGATGCATAGACACCGCCACCAAGTGCACCCATGATACCATTAAAGATAGCTTGGTTTTCTTGATTAGCTAAAGAATTCCTATGACCTTGTAAGTAGGCACTTAGATTGTCAGTTATGATAGGTAAGTCATTTGGGTTTTGGTCAATGATAGCGTGTTCGTTACACATCAATTCAAGATTTTCACCATCAAATGTATTGTTGTAGTTGTCAAACCCATAACTTATTTTGTTACTAGTTCCAAGTGAACCCTTAATGCGAAGAGTTAAATTAACATCATTGATATACTCTGGTCTGTAGTCAACTTGATTTCCTTTGAAATCTGTTAATGTGATAACCCGATAAGGATACATCATCAACTTACTTTCTTTTGACTTACCAAACTTAGAATATTTGTCGCCCATTTCGTAAATCTTAGAATTGTATTTCTTTATGTCCTTCACATACAATGTTCTTACTGATTCATGTTGGTCATCAGCTAGTTTAACAGGTTGTATCTGGTCTGTTGAGAATTTTAAATCCTCTCCGTCCCAGTCAAATGCAAGTCCAATGTATGATGTGATATATAAGGAAACGATATTGTTAACAGCATCAGTTTGTGTATAGAAACCTTTCAAGGCTTTCACCATTCTGTCAATACCTTGTTCACTAGAACTATCTTTACCGTTTACTTTTGGTACGTTACCATTCTCATAATAGAAAGGATGAATATAAAATGAAAGTGGTTGCGGTAATCCGTTCATAGTTGGTTCAACTTTCACTTTATCATCGGTTGTAGCATGCATCTTATTTTTAGCGACAATAACCATGAATTGTAATTGTTTAAAAGGTTCAAATTTTTCAATGTTGACCGTTTCATACATAGAACCATAGTCTAAACCTTCGTCTAATGTATACAAAGGTGGTTGACCGTCTGGTGCAACTTGTGGTCTATGTTCCCTTACAACCATTGATGGTTTAAATGAAGCATCTAAATACCAAGTTTGATATACGTCTAATTCGATATGAACCCAAGTTGTTGTTTTCCCTTTGAATTCTAGTTTTGTAACGAAACCATAAAACCACTTACTACCATAATGTTCATTCTGGAATGCTATGTAATTGACAGATAGTAGTTGGTCAATTGGTTTACCAATCGAAACATAATTTCCTTTTCTTCCATCGTCAAAACGTTTGAATGTGAAGTTTGTATCAGAGTAAACCGCTCGTTTATCAGCAAACCACTTATCTCTTTCTTCCGTAGAACCAAACCTTCTTGTGTGATTATAATCATTAGTGAAAGGCACACCCGACAAAAGTCGAATGCGCGTTGCACTAGTTGGTAATACTGCCATACTGGTGTGCCTCCTATTCTTTGATTGTTACAATTGTTTCTTTTGACTGTTTTTCTTCTCCATCAAATTCGCTTTGAGATTGTCGAACAATGACTGTATCCCCAACATTCGGGTTTAGTAATGGATTAATCGAACGAAACTTACCATCACTTCCAACTCTAAATGTGTCGGATTCTCCACCGCCACCACTCTGATTATGTCTCATATGAATCCAATAATTAGGTATACCTTCACCCTCTACATGAATAGGTGGACTCATGTGAATTTCGTTAACTGTAGGAGCTAAAGGAGGGAATGTCCATTCAGTTACATCCGACTTACTCGCTTCGTTGATATATTGTAACGCTGTTGCTTTATCTCCTTCAACCAAGTCAGTCGGTTTGTTTACTGAATCTTCCCAGTTACCCATCTGGTCAACTTGTACAAGCCGACTTGCAATTTCAGTTCCGTTTGCTTTTACATAACTGACTTGTACGGTATGAAGTCCCGTGCCTTTTCCCGATACTTTTGTATCTTCTAAGTAAGTTCTATTAATCGTCGGGGCTACGGGATTATCAGGGTGCTTTTACAGTTGCTACGCCTGTACCTGTCAACTCTTTTCCATCAACAGTTGTTTTAGCTGTAACTGTCAATTTTGTTTCTGGTGTTTCCGTTGCGTCAACAGTAAGTGTACCGTCTTCAGCAATTTTCGTTTCACCTTTACCGCCTGCTACTTCCCATGTAATTGTTTCAGCCATTTCAATAACCTCCTATTATAATAGAATTATTTTGTTGCTGTTTTGTCTTTTACTTCTGCTGTGAATTTTGTTGTTTCTCCTGCTTTCACATCAACTGTAGCTGGTGATACAACTAACTCTTTGTCTCCTGGTTCTGGCGCATCGCCTTTTTTCTTCAGAACGAAAGCATTTTCTAGAAGTGAGTACGACATGATTTGCCATCTATGTAACCAGTAGTTGAAGTACAATTCATTCGGTACATGTTGTGAATTCATTTTAAATAGCTTATCCCATACTTTGAACCAGTTTCGATCGAAAACAACTGCAATGACATTAGGGTCTTTAAACTTAGCAATCTTCGTTACGTTACCTAAGAAGTCTGCACGGTTTAAGTTGAATGCCCCTGCAAATGTATTTACATCAAAGTTAGCTTGTGTGCGTGGTGTAATCATTAAGTTCACATCTTCTGGACGTGTGATTTGTCTTACACCTGCTTTGTTATATTCAGTAGTACCCATAGGTAATGTGAACTCTTCAGCTACTGTACGTAGTTCAACTAGAACGTCTTCACGTTTTGCATCTTCGTCAATTTCAACAATTTTGATGTTACCGTCTTCGATAGCTGAATCAACTAAGTTCATCATGTAGTCATATTCGTGAACCGCATCTGAATTATATAATGCTGAGAATACCATAGATACAAAGTTATCTAGTTTATCCCAAGATAAGAATGCATTTGTAAGATATTCTTCAGAAATCGTTTGTTTGAATTTCTTCTTACGATTTAGTTTATGGTAGTACTCGTGAATTTTCGGTAATTTACGAGCAAAGATTTCTGCGCCTGCATTGTCTGGTGCATAATCCATTTCGTCCGTTACATCAACGAATAATTCTTGTGCAACTGCACCGAATTCAGCTTCGCCAACTTTAAATTTTGCAAGTGGGTTGCTAAGTGATTTTGTTACCATAACAACAGGTCCGATACGGTCAACTAATTTTCCAAAGAATTCATTTCGAACTTCTTCAAAGTTTTCCATAGGTCCCGCAATTTTTGGTAGATTGTCTGCGTTCGCTTCTGGAACCATCTTTTGGTAGTAATCTGAAGCTTCGTTACGGATTGAGTTTAAAAGTCCTGCTCCACTTAATTGTTCTGGTGCATCTGGTGGCGTAATTAACGCGCGAATTTCTTTACCTGACATATTAGCCATGTGTTACACTCTCCCTTTTCTTAAGTCTGAAATTGTGACTGATTGTTCGAATTCCTTTGTTTCTTCTTGTTTGATTTCCTCTGCTGACTTAGAACGGTCTGTAGGGATTTCAAGGAATAATCGGCGGTTCTCATCAATCAGGTCACGACGATTCGCTTCTAACTCTTCAATTTTAGATGCTCTTTCCTCGTGTTCTGTGAAAAGTGTTGCACCTTCTTTCTTCAAAGCTACTAGATGTGCACTTCTCTTTTCTGGTTCTAGTTCTCCGTTTGCTAAGTCATTTATCATCGCTTCATATTCTTCCCATGTCATATTTTACACCTCTTTCATTTATTTACTATTTCATTGTAACATGCATTGTGGTAGATTGCCATACATAAATAACATTTGTCAAGAAAAACTTTAACATTTTCATAGATTTTTATCAACTTTGTTAAACAGAAAAAAGAGAGCTTTTAAGCCCTCTTCACACAATTCGTTTGAATCTAACATTATATGATTCTATGGAAGATTCTTGGTTCTGATTTACACAAAATGATGTTTGTTGATAATTTTGATTAGATGATAGTTTTTCTATTTCTTCCATAGCTGTTTCTCTATCTTCAAATGTTAATCGTTTTGAATCAATCGTTTTGTTTTGTTTCTGAATTTGTATGTAGACGTTCACCATAATTAAATTCCCTCCGCTATCATTCTAAGACGTAATCGTTTTATTTCTTCTTCTAGTTCTCTATTTCGCTTGGTTGTAAGAGCGTGTTTTCTTTCTGCTGTTCGAATCTCTTCATCTTTACGTTGTAGTTCTGCTTCTAGTGTGTCCGCTCTGTTTTTATATTTCATACATTGTGTTTGAGATGTGGATAATTCATTTAGTAGTTTGTTTGTATTATCTCTTTCGTCTACTAGTTTTGTATATGTGTCATCAACCAAATTATTAACTGTTTGCATACTAGACACATACCCTTGCAACCTTTCCACCATACGTTGTAATTCTTTTGCATCCTCGTTTACATGTGTTTGTAGCGCTATGATTTCTTTCATTCTTCATTTCTCCTTTTTATTCTATAAAATTTACATAGTAAGTATAACATTCCACACGATTATCTTATCGATGATGTTACCATATATAATTTCTGTTTCTTCTATTGTTTGGTTTTCTAGTATCGCTTCAAAACGTTTTCCTGTTTCGTCTTCCGTGATGTAGATAAGAGTATAAGAGTCTACAAATCTTTCTTCTTTATCAAAACATTCGTTACAAATCTCTTCGCTTTTCGAGAAGTCTTCATTCAAGCGAACGTTGTTGCATTTTGAACAATTTCTTCCTATACTCATAAAATGATTATTCACGATTCAATTGTCCCTTCATACGGTACACGGGCAAACGTCACATAATCGACGCTATTTTCAGGGTAGCCGTTTAGTTTATCCATCACTTCTTTAAAAGTTAAATTGTTGATTGTATCTGTTACCGAACCGCCATTTTCAATTCTAGTCGCTGTACCACTGTAACGATTTAGTGCATCTTCGTCATACCACACATCAACAAGTATCCCATAAATCTCAATGTTGGTTGTATTTGTAATGGTAAAGACTACCTTCCCGTCTTCCATATAGGACGGTAGAATAGATAGTTTCTTTTGTTTGAATTCATTATCACGTTGATACACCCCGTAGTCACCAGCAACCAATTCGATTTCTCCTGTAGCGGTCTTGGATGTGAAATACATATCAATATCTCGAATTTTGGCAAACTCAATATCGATCGGAAATGTAAAACGCATAATGTGGTTCTCTTCAAATTTCAAAGAAGCCGCAAAAATATTGTCGTATTGTTCTTGTGTGAATTCAACACCATCTAATTCAGCAACAGCAGGGTTAGGGGTTGTAGAACCCGCAACCTTGCCTGTGAAGTCATAACGTTTTGTTTCCATTATATAAGCCACCATCCTAAAGTTGAAATAATGATTGCTACTCCAAATAATATTACAGTGATGCAAAGCCTATGTGTTGTTCTAACATTCCTCGCCAAATCTTTTCTTAACTCGTGTTCACGCTTGTTAAGACAATCAATCTTTTCTTTTAATTTGGCGTTTTCTTTTGTTGTTTCTTCAACCATATCCCTTGTTTGTAAAATCACATCAAACATCGTTTCGTCTGGTGATGGAACATATCTTTCTTTGGTCATTTCCCTTCAACCTCCTTCAACATTTCAAAATACATCTTCTCAATTTCTTTTAATCGTTTCCACTCGGATTCCATCACGCTAATCACCTTATCCACTTGTACAGGTGGTTTAATTTCTTCTAAGTGACAACCAAACATAGAAGGTACTAAACGGTATCCTAGCTTCTTTGCTTCCTTCTGTAATTTCGCCTTTAGTTGTGGGGTTGCATCTAACCGATAATACTCACGCTTCAAATGATTCATTTTCATTTCTGTTTCTTTTTTCATCTTCAGCGTACCTCCTTCCACAACTAAAACCAAATAGGAAATATACAAGACTCACGAACAGGAAAGTTAATATCCACCACATTAGTTTTCACCTTCTGATTCTTTTAATTTGTTTTTATAAAACCTCATTTTATTTAAGTCTTGTTCTTTGCTATTGTTATCCTTCTTGCCTGCTCGATACCAATACTTCAAGATGTTCATTTTATAAAACCCTTGCATTTCTTCTTTTGTGAACATCATTTCACCTACGCTGATAGGGTCGAACCCGTCAGCGTGGTAGTGATTTGGTTTGTTGATAATATCTTCTTTCATTATATCATATCCTTTACTTAATAGTAAACGGTGTCGGCACTAATACCTGTCCGCCTTTTCGATGTGTTGGTTTTAATTTAAATTTGATATTTTTTCTCTTGATTTCTTCTTCTGTAAAATCATTTGGGTCATGTTTGAAGTCTACTCCAAAATTATCAAACGTAACGTATTGTTTTACTTGAGCTGGCATACCTGCACACTTGACGCTTAATTCTCTTGCTGTCGCTTTTGTAATATCTTTCTCTTCAACCATTTTAAATTTCCATTCTCCATTAACTCTTTCGCCTTCAAATCGCATACATAAATCTTCTATATATGTCTTTTGACGAATAAACTTTGCCCTCCAAAATGTTGACTCATGTGCCCAATATCCTAATTTCTTATCGTGAATTCTATCTTTAATCGCTTCTGGAATTTCAGTTCCGACTAAATGAATACTATCTGTATCACAATATAGGATTCTATCATAACATTTCTGCGCTGTACGTATCGTTACGTCCCTTGCATATGCTGTAATGAATGCACCCATCGGCATGTAAACAGGGTCACGTTCTTCCTTCTGTCCTTTTCTAAATCCTGTTGAACCATCTTCTTTTAGGAATACTTCTTTACCTGTTACATCTATCGATGTACCAAATTTTCCATACAGACTATTGAGCATTAATTTTGCCATTTGGCGAATAGCAGGGTCTTCCGCATTAATCTTCTTGTCAGACCAATAGTCGATATAGTTCTTAAATAAACCTGTTACTTGTTTGAATTTATAACCTTGAAGATATTCTTCTTCGTATAATGTATAATGTTCTTTAATCAATGCTAAATCTACATTCGTAACGTGAAGGTCTAATATATTACCTTCGCTACTATGAAGATATTCATTATCAGCAAATCTAAAGTTCTTCTTAATTTGAATTGTAGGTATATGACCTTCTTTTAATTCAAATCCACATCTTATGTGTTGGATAAACAATGGATGTGTTTCATCATATTCGTATTCTCCTGAGAATGGTACAGGTAATCCGTACGGCAACGGTTTATCGTACATAACCGAAGGATATAAACTATTAACATCAAAGACCAGACCATTGCCAATAACTTTACCAGCATATTTAGGGTTTGCCCACGTAAAGCCACCTCGATATGCTTTCTTGAACTCTTCATGAATGGCATTTGAAATGACTGGGAAATGGTGGTCATACATTCGTTTTGAAACTTTTGGACTCTTATGTAAAGAGTGTTTAAACCCGTCTAAAGCGTCACTTCCGATTGTCATCTTAGTAAGTTTGGCGGTGTTTAACTGGCTGTGTAATGCTCTTGCGATAATTTCTACATCGTTCTTGATGTATTTACTTTCATCAGGTGTTATTTGATGACCGACTGGACGTGGTGCGTCATAATCTATGTCACCTTTTTCTATAGGAAGTTTAAAGGCTTTTGCAATAGTTTTAACTGGAAACGGTAGTTTTTTAAGAGAGTCATAGATAGAAGTCTTGAATACTTTCTTTCCTTCTCTTCCGTAATAGATATCAATTTTATACCATTGTCCCATACTAGAAATAACAGCATTAAAAGTACCTGCTTTTCTCGTGTTGTTGAATCTGTAACCCTTATGTAATAGCCAATTGACGATAAATTCACCATCAAATCGTAAGTTATGGAAATACAAGTCTCCTTGTTCTTTTTCTGCCCATTCCATGAACTCATCTATGTTGTTTCCCTCTTTGTAGTTCTCAAACTTTCCGTCAATCTCCATTAAACCATAAGCCCAAACCCGACAATCATTTACATCTGTTGTCGTCTCAAAATCGCAACTGTAAATCTTGCGTTTCTTATTACCCATATTAAACAACCTCTAATGTAATGTAGTGGTAGGATAAGTACGATATTGTCATGAAGTTAACTCTCCTTAGTAGTACTTCAAATCGTTCCTCCCGTATTCTGTTTGCATATAATGTTCATAATCTGATTGAATGCGATAGAAGAAGTCTTCTGTTAAGCCTTCATAACCTTCATCACCTTCAGAACCGTATAAACTAAAATCGAATGAATCAGGATACATTTGGAACATTTGATAGAATTCTAGTGTGTCCATCTGCTCTAGTTTATTAAGGAATTCGTCTAATTCATCACCCATAAATCCAAATGTAAAGTTTAGTTTATCTATGAAATTTCGTTTAAAGACTTCCATTTTCTTATCGTAATAGTCGTCGCTTGCTTGTTTTGCCATACCTCTTACTTTTGCGCCTAATTGGTATTTGTCTTTTATCTCTTTGAAGTTGAATGGTTTCGGGACGTTGATACCTGTTACACTAGCTGTATCCATTATTCCCATACGTTGTTTCATAGTCATTTGTTTCTTTTTGTCTATGTAGACTGGAAGTTTTTCTAATGATTTAATCATTTTCTTTGCATTTACAATTGCGGTTTTCGTGTCTTTTTCGGCTTTTCGTATCTCTTTCTTTGAAGCTACAACACCGTATTCATTCTTTACGAATTGTAGGGAAGTGTCGAAACGTAATTTTCCTTGTTTCTCTTTCCACTCGTTGAATTGTTTTCTTGTTTTGAAAGTTTCAATTGAAGGTAAGTCTATTTGACTTGATATGTCGACTCCATAATTCTTTTTCGTTCTTCTAATTTTGGCTTTTGCATTTCGAACCAATCTTGCGTATTCTTTTCGGTCATTCTGGCTAAGGCGTATAGGTACATACTTTGCCATTCTATCGTAACTCCTTTTACCCAAGCATAGAACCCACGAGTTTCGATATCTCTATACAGTAAGAAATCGGATAACATGTCCGTGTTGTATTCATCTGCTTTTGTTATTTTATTCATGCGTTTACTTGTTATTGTACGTTGTTCTTTGTATTTGTTCAAGAATTTATCTCTATATAACTTACTAGAAAAGAAAAACACGACCTCTCCATTGGAAGCCGTGTATTCACTTTCTTTTAAGTTATGATAGATGCCACGAATTGTAACGGGCATGTTATCACTCCTTAATCTTGTAATTCAATATCAGTGTATTTATGTTCTCTACCTTGTTTCAGAACTGCTTTTACATTTAGAATGTCGTCGCCTACCCAAGTAGGTTCACCGAATACTTTCATGATGTTTTTCATTGTATGATATACGCTCTTAGATGATGTTACATATGCAACGCCTTCTGGTGTTAATAAGTAAGTTAGAACTCCGAATTCTAGTGAACCGTCATCCTCGTTTACACGGTCAAATGGGTTAAAGATTACATCTGCAACAGGGATAATCGCTCCAATATGTTCTTTTAATGGTTGTGCAATTTCATCTGAATCTAGTAATTTCATCATTTGAATTTTTTCTGCACGAGTTTCTGCAACTACTGAAGAATATGGAGAATAAATTGCTTTACGTGAGAATTTACCAGTTTTGATGTTTTGAACGATTACCATATCATTTAACTTTTGAACGATTACTTCTGAAGCTTGGAATGTTCCTTCTGCTACCATTGCGCCTTGAGTTTCTTGTACTGCTACTAATTCGTTTGTCATTTTAATTTCCACCTTTTAGTTTTATAGTTTTGGTTTATTGGTTTTTGTCTGATTTAAGTAATTCACATTTTGCGAAAATGTTATACCCTACTCACTCTTACATCAAGTAGAATGATTAATTCTTATTCATTATAGCATTTGTATTGAAAAAAGTCAACTGTTATTGGTGGAGGTTTTCACCTCCGTTATTTTGGTTTGGGTTCATGTGTTTACACCAACATGAGACGGTGGGTTTGCTATCTCTTTTCCTTGAGCATCCTATGTATATACCGTTAAGTCATCGGGGTTTTATCGTCTTTTCCTTGACTAGAAATCAAGCATATTAGAGACGGAAGTGTGAAGAATATAGATTGAAAGAAGGTTTTCTCTCACACTCCCTTTTATATAAGATTTGTTAGTTTACATCCGTTCGAATATGATTTAGTTCGGCATAACGTAAATCAAATTTTAGTTTGTTCTAAGTAATGATAGTTCCTACGCTACTATTATTCAGAATGAGTTTGCATATGTTCTTCTTGTTCTTCAACTTCTGTTTCATTTGCTTCCTCGTCTGTTACGATTTCAGCGTGTTCCATGAAGTCTTCAGTTAACATACGGTAGTTGTGAACGTTTGTTTCATGTGAAATAACTACAACATCCTTTTCGAAATGTTTGATAGCTTTGTTCTTTGCTTGGATGTCAGTTGCACAACGTCCTTGAACTGTTAACACTGGAAGTAATTTTGTTGTTGCTTCTCCATTTTCTACTACTACTTCAGCACATTTAATTTCTGTTGTCATGATTTGACGATTTACATATTTAGACATGATTTGTTTTCCTCTTTTCGTTTTGTTTTATTTGAGTTGTTGTATTCCTTACTCTTACTATTATACAGGAATATAAAACTATTGCAATACCTTTTTGTAAATTTGTTTAATATTTTCATAAGTTTATTTCGATCGAATTGCTTGTGTTTTTCAGAAATATATGGTAAGATAGTTAAGTAAGGTGTTAGCGAGAAAGTAAATGACGGTTCGAGCAGGATAAACCCAGATTAAGTTCTGCCTGCCGCCTTGGGACGGATGGTATCCTCTGCATTTACACCGTTAAATACTTTGCATATGACGACTAGTGAAAAGTACCTAAAGGGAAGTTGAGTAGCTAGTCGTTTCCTAATGAGTGAATTGACTGAAAATTGAATATATGGATGAATTGACCTCACCTCTATAGCACATTTTGTGCTTTTTGTCAAGTTTTTGGGCTTACTGGCAAAATGGGTGGGGGGCTATCTT